GATCTAAGTTTGCACCTGTTGCAGCAGCAACTCTTGCATCTGCCCTAGTATTAGTAAAGAATAATTTGCTTGAACCCTCTACAATATTATCAGTATTAATATCTCCTTGAGTTACAGAGAGTGCACCACCTGCACTTAGTTCAATACCTGTACCATATGTAAAGTGTGTTCTCGTTCTTGCAGCAGTAGTGAATAGATTTGTTGATCCTTCAGTTACGTTATCAGTATTAATTTGAGATTGAGTAACAGAAAGTTCACCACTACCAGACAACGCAATACCTGTTCCGTAAGTAAAGTGTGTCCTTGTTCGTGCAGCAGTGGTGAACAAGTTGCTTGATCCTTCAGTTACATTGTCAGTATTAATATCTGACTGTGTTACGGATAGTGTATATGTATTAGCAGTGTCATCATAAACTTTAGTAATACCAGTGCTTGCTGTGATAAGAGCATTGATTCTATCATCTACTCTTTCATTAGTGAAGTATAGATTTGTTGATCCTTCAGATAGTGCGTCAGTGTCATGGTTGCTGATATCAGATACTTGACCAGTAAGGTTTGCAGTAATAGTTCCTGCAGCAAAGTTACCAGATGCATCTCTTAAAACTAAGTTATTAGCAGAGTTAGACGCTGATGAAGCAACGTTGATTGTAGTATTTCCAGAAACACCGTCAGCATTTGTTAATGTAATACCTGACGACGCTGTAACAGCAAATGTTCTTTGTGCATAAGTTCCAGTTCCTGTCCTTACAACATAACCAGTTCCAGACATAGCAGCAAGACCAGTGCTATCAGCATCAACAAATGTTGTGTTAATAGTTGGAGCAGAACTACCATCTACAGATACAGAACCTTGAACAACACCTGCAAGGGTGAATGTTCTAGCAGTCTTCCATGCATCAGCAGTAGATGCGTTACCTAAGAAACCTGCACCAGATCCTGTGCCACTAGCAGCAGTGATTTGATTAGCAGCAAAGTCACCAGATGAGTCACGATTTACAACTGTAGAGACTGTTGCAGCAGTCGCAGTTGTCATACCATCTAGTAAGTCTGCGTTTAGATTGTTAATCTTGTCAGTTGTAGGAATAACAAGAGCAGGACCAGATGATACCTGAGATATAATCTGTCCATCTACTGTTGCTGTACCATCAACATTTAAGTTATTATCAATGTCAACAGATGTACCTGCACCTGTAACATGAATAGAACCGACTCTTAATGCACCGTCAGTACCATTTAATACTTCTGAGTTATTACTTGCGCTAGTTAGGAATGCGAATTCTTGTGAGGATCTGTCAAAACCAAAGAAACCAATTTTAGCAGAACCGTCGTAGTAGCGAAACTCCACACCCCTATCCTTACCATCGTTAGACGCGGGTGCTGTGTCACCACCAACAGTAATAATAGGGTCATCGATAGTAGTGACTGTGCTGTTAACTGTTGTTGTTGTTCCATTGACTGTTAAATTACCTGTAACTACAAGGTCAGACTGAAGTGCAGCATCACCTGCTACAGTTAGTTCACCTTGTGATACGACATTACCATTATCAGTGTCAACTGTAAACTTGTCAACACCTGCAGCAGTTTGAACTTTGAAGAACTTATTATCTGCCTTAACAATGGTTTGATCAGAGACTGTTAATGTTCCTGATATGTCAGCATTGTTATTAAGATCTAGTGCACCTGTAAGTTCAGTAGCACCATAGACTCTTAGTCCTTGCCCAACAGCAAGGTTCTTACCGATACCTGCACCACCAGTAAGTCTTAAAGCACCATCAGCACTATAAGATCCTGTCAGTGTTTGATCGCTATTATTAGTTAGCGTATTTACACCAGTCGTTCCTAGACTATTGTTGATTTGAGTAGCACCTGCTACAGTTACTTGACCTTGGATTATTGTATTACCGTTATCAGTATCGACTGTAAACTTATCTACTCCAGAACCATTCTGAACTGCAAACTCTTCGTTAGATGCATTGATAATAAGAGAGTCAATGATCTGTGTTTCACCTTGAACTGTTAGTGTACCATCAGTTGCTATGTTACCTGTAGAAGAAGCAACAGTCATCTTATCAGTTGTACCTGATCTGACTGCAAAGTTTGCATCAACATCTAAGGTGCCATTGATTTCTGTGTTATTAGCAACAGTCAGTGTACCACCAAGAGTTGTATTACTATCAACATTAAGAGTACTATTTAATTCTGTATGACCATCAGCAGTCAGTGTACCTTCAATATTAGTATTACCTGTTGAATTTTCTACAAAGAACTTATCTGTTGTGCCATTTCTAACTGCAAAATCTTCATCAACATCTAGAGTGCCATTAAAGTTTACGTTATCATTAACAGTCAGTGTACCTTGAATAGTTGTGTTACCAGTTGCACCAATAACAGTGAACTTCTCAGTATCACCACTATTGAGTTTACCAACAGCAAACCTTTCGTTAGATCCAGTAGCACCAACGTACAAGGACTTCATAATACCTGCACCACCATGTGCCTTTAAGGTAGAGAAGTTATGAGATGCATAAGATGGAGACGCTTGATAACTGTCACCAAAACGACCTCTGTATCTAACTCTCAACCAGTTCAATCTAGATTCAGTCTCTGTTGCACTATCCTTAATCTCTAGAGGACCATTAACGTGTAACGTACCATCAATCAGAGCAGAACCTGCAACGTATGCACCACCATCAAGTCTAAGTGCACCATAATCATTTGATTGAATCTCCCAAGCACCAGTAGTTCCGTTCTTGGCAGTAGTAATATCGTTTGTGCTTTCTAGATGTACATCTCCTGAGATTGCAACGTCACCGTTAGCATCAATATTATTAGAGAAGGTAGCAATGTTTGTAACACCGAGTGTACCTGCAATAGTTGTGTTACCAGAAGCAGCAACAACATTGAACTTGTTAGTATTGACGTTGAGGTTACCTGTGATATCAGTTACACCACCAATAGATGCATTACCTGTAGTAGTGTGGAATTGTATTTTAGTTGTGCCACTACCATTATTCAATGATAATGTCTTAGAAGCACCTTGGAATACAATATCATCATCAAATCTAGATGTGCTATTTGCTCTAAATGTACCATCAACATCTAATAGACCACCAATATTAACATCATCTCCTATACCTGCACCACCTGCAACTACCAAATCTCCAGTAGTATTAGATGTTGAGTTTGTATTTGTTGTAAGTTTTAAGTTACCTGCAGTTATACCTGACGCTGTTCCACTAAAGACCTCTGAAGTATTTGTGGCGTTGTGTAAAAATGTGAATCCTCCGACGTGTCCTCCGAGGTCGGTGTATGAGTCATCATATCCAAAGAAACCAATTCTTGCTTGATTATCGTAATATCTGAACTCAACACCACGATCTTTATTGTCATCACTAGCAGGAGCAGTATCGCCACCAAGAGTGATGATGGGATCATCCACTGTTGTAACCGTTGAATTAACTGTCGTCGTCGTACCATCTACTTGAAAATCTCCATGAACTCGTACTAACCCTGTGATTGCCCTATCATCACCTGGGTCAAGGTGTAGGGTTGCATCGGTTGATCCAATATAGTTTGTTTGAACTCTTACATTTTCAATATGAACTTTACCAGTAGCAGCAGATGCATCGATATCAACAACATCTTCTGCAGTAAGAGTTAATGTACTTGTGCCAGATCCTGCGTTAGTGGAAGCAACAGTAAAGTTTCTAGCAGAAGAACTATTCTGTGTAAGTTCAATATTAAAATCGCCATCACCAGTCTTATCGATCTGTTGTGCAGTAGCACCATCAAGAATGAAATCTGGATCACTGAATAATGTTTTTACATTTATATCTACCTCTCCATTTCCACTATCTCCTGTATTGTTAGCACCAAAAAGTAAACTACCCGAAGTATTGTTTACTTTAACGTAGTTAAGATAGTTAAATCCTCTGTATCCAGATGTTGCTGTAAGTTCTTGATCTAGTTCAAAATTCTCTACTGTATTACCATCAGCAAATCCAATTCTATTATTTTGTAGTTGAGTGTTATCTACTCCTTGGGCGGAGATCGTGACGTGCCCGTTGCTGTCAACGTCGAAATCTTCCTGTGCAAATGAAGCCAATCCTTTCTGCTCTGTTGCCTCGGCAGCGAGATATCGCCACCCGCCAGAGTCACCGCTAGTATGAGTGGGAGCACCACTACCTGCTGCGATTCCTTGGATTGCTTGATAAACCTTTGATGCGTTAGCAATGATGTCATATCTAACGTAAGTTGTACCTGCACTGTAGCTAGCGTACTTACTACCCTCTGCAGCAGTAGCGATTGGTACGTTTGTGGCACTTGTTAGTCTACCACGGTCATCTACAGTAAACTTAACAGCGTTAACCGTAGGTGTACCAAAGGGTTCACCGTTTCCACCTGCACCTGATACCGATGTCAGGGATTCCGTATTATAGTTACCTGCTGTAACAGTAGTTGCTATGATATCGATTGTGGGGTTACCGTTGACACCACCACCATTGTTTACTGCTATTCTTCCTGCGGTTCCTGCAATAGTTCTAGTTGCCATTGAACCACCACCAGTTCTAGAAATCAAACCTGTAGTGGTAAGACCTGCAACTGCAACCAAGTCTAAGTCGTATGGTTGTGCAGATTGTCCTTCTACTGTACCGTTTAAATTATAATCTGCAAGAGTTGTTGGGTTTGAAGCATTTGTTATTCTACCTTTCGCATCAACTGTTACCTTAGTATAGGTTCCTGTAGCAGATGCAGAACCATCATAGTGAGGTAATGTTGATAATAATGCTAATGAAGAAGTTAAGTTTAAGTTCTGTGATCCATCAAATACACCAGTGGCAAGAACATCTTGTGATAATTGGATCTGACGAGTTGAAGCAAGACGTGAAGAAGTAGAAGCATTACCAATAAGAGTTGATGTAATCGTACCTGCTGCAAAGTTACCATCAGCATCCCTTTGTACTAATGTATTTGCAGTATTAGATGTAGATTCAACAGGTCTCTCATAAGTCAAAGTATTCCACGCAGTTACACCGTCACCAATCTTGAACCTACCAGTATCAAGTTCGATGCCAAGTTCACCTTGTGCAAGGGTTGGGTTAGAGTTCGCCCATTCCTGAGCACCACCTCTTCTTAACTGAATTCTATTTGCCATTTTTGAGTTATAACTCTATAGGGATTATGCTTCCAAGTTATTTATGATAGTAAGAAGGGGGTTCTAGACCCCCCTTCAACTATTCTGCAGTTTCTGGAGTTTTGTCTTCAACTTTATCGGGTACTTCCCCTTCTCCAAAATACTCTAGAGTTTCTATTGCTCCTTGTAGTTTCAAGGCAGTAACTTCATTCTCTTTGATCTTTGCTGAGAGATCTTGGTTCTCTTTGATCAATGCTGCATATCGATCTTTAAACTGTTTAAGCATCTCATCTTGTGAGACCTTTTCAACAGGTGCTGATGTTGTCATGATGTTTTTTGTACTAACGTTAGTAGGAGTGATTTAATCTCACTCATATCTGATTTTAACCCATTCACTTCATTTTGTAAAGTAGTAAAGTCTTCTTTTGCTTTTTTCTCTGCCTGATATGCCTTCATATATTTTTGATATGTAGACTCATCAGTACAGTTAAATGATCCAGATTTTGAATCACGAAACCAGTTTTGATGATCTTTTACAGGTTGATACATTAGATAGCAAGAGCGATTGCTCGGAAGTCTTCTATTATGGGTGTTGCAGATTGGTTTGGTGAAACAAACACAATCTTTATTTGATACTGGTCAAAATTCAAACCAGAAACTTCATACTCATAGTCTTTAAGAACTATTTGTTGAGTAGGTGCAGGTATGACTGCCTGATTATCTGGGAAGAACTCAAATCCAAATGTTTCGATAGAATCAGTTGAACCAGTAGGTCGTACTCTATATAGTACCTTTATGAAACTCTCATCTGGGCGATACCCTGCAAACAATACCTTTATAGCACCAGAGGGATTTGAAAGATCTGCAGCACGAGTAATATATACAGCATCATGTGAATCACCAGTAGATAATTTTGCAGTATTTGGATCATCAGGATTATTAATCCTATTCATAACAGTTGTCATTGACATCCTGTCTGTATCAAGAACAGGAGATACATTTGATCTATTACTGGTTAATGATAAATCTAATCTGAATGACTTAGCACCAGATAGTTCGGATGACTCATTGATTGTTGAACATATAAGTCCAGGTGCTAGTAATGGATTATCTTCACTTAAAATAATATCAGAGAATACACCATCATTTGCAAATGATTCTTGATTTATTTGTGCACCATTATTGATTGATGAACCACTAATAATATTCACTCTTGCAGTTACATTAGTTTGAGGTAACAACATTCTTTCAATCTGAGGAACTAAGATATCATACTGTACGTTTTGTGTTGCAACAGCATTAGCTCCACCAGACTTAATACCAAGTCTAGCGATTGATGATGTGGCAAGTTCGTAAGTATCTAAAGTTGGATTTGAAAGAGTTGTGTGAGTTTTATTAATCTCGATTAGTGGTATACCATCAAGGTTATAACATTCAACAACTGACTCATCAACGTGTGATACTGCAGTCGTTCCATCTAGTCCTCTTTCTGCTACAGTCATTGTTTTAAAGTCACTTGATATTGCTGTATAAGATACAATCTCAGTTCCTGCGTTACTAATGACTCTCGCATATCCTTTGTTTGTACTACTAATCGCTGCACCATTAATAATTTGATGGAATGCAGATGCATCATTTACATTAAATGTTGTATCAGTTGATGATATAGCAGCAGTCAAGTATGTTGGGGATACTTCTGATTCTACACCAGTAATAACAACATTATTTGAAGGACTATGCATACAATGGTTACTATGTGCAACTCTTATTTTCTTTTCACTTGGTTGGAATGTAGGTTGAGTGGTTGAAACTATATCACTGATTGCACCAGCTTCAACTGCATCACCCGCATAAGTTATAGAACTAACAGTTGCAGTTGTGTTTGAAGTTCCTCCAGTCACTGTTTCAGAAGAAGGAGTAAACTCTGTGGAAACATATCTTAGTGTCAGTGTATTTGTACCAGATACCCATGTTACAACTTCAGCAGTAGGAGATGTAGCAGAGTTACCTGTGATTGTTTCACCAACAGTAAAGGCACCAGATGCACCACTTACAACCATAGTTGCAGTTGTTTTAGATGAAACTATTCTTCCTACAACGTTGCTACCAGAAACAGATCCTCCTTGGAAAACACCAGTGATATCATTAACTGTTAACAAATCACCACCTGCGTCTGGAGTTACTTTAGTGATTGTACCTTGTGCTAAACTACCCTTTTGGTATATTCTGGCACCAACTGTAAATGGAGCAGTTGTTGTATTTGTTACTATTTGAACTGATGGAGGGAATGTTAATATTGGATCATTCTGTAGATTTAACTTACCACCATTTCCAATGTCGAGAGGAGCATTATTCAATGTAACAGTAGATAATACAGAAGTATCAAACTCTGCTCTATTGACTTTAAACTTCAAGTCTTCATACTGATCAGCAGTCCATGTAGATGCGTTCTGTGATTTGAATAGAACACCCGCATATGGTTGCTCAGATATAGTTCTGTCTCCTGATATATCAATCTCACCCATTCTTGATATCCAAATAGTATATTCATTAGAGTCAGATAGAAGAACGAAACAATGTTCAATAGATTGTGGGATATAAACAGGTGCTTTAAATGTAAATTTAGTTGCAACAGCACCAGTTTCAGATAACTGAATAACAGATGGTTCTAAAGTAACATCAGAAAATGGTAGGATATTTGTTGTTGGATATCCATTTTCCATTGTTCTAACCTGCATAGAAACAGGAATGTTAGCATCTCTAGTTTTGAAATAAACTTCTACAGATGTTAGGAATACACCACCTTCCTCATCACTAATGAATGATTGAGCAAGAGGGTCATACCAACCAATCTGTCTAGTCTCAGTTCTAAGTGTATTGAAGTTTCTTTCTTGTGTAACTGTATCACGAACAATATCAGCATTTCTAACAGAAAGAATATTTTCACGAACTCTATTTAATGTGCCTCTTGCTTCATATTCTGCTTCAGCAGATGATTCAACAGCACCACCAATTCTTGAGTTAGTATCTGAAGTAGAAAATCTAATAACTCTTGTACCAGTTGCCCAACGTGGATTGGTGTTTACAGCAGCAGTAGGTATAAAGAATGATGCACCCATCTTACCAAAACGGTCAGATATTAATCTACGATCTTTAACAACTGCTCTTGCACCAGAATCAGCAACTAATACTTCACCAACCTGCACGTTACCAAAGAACTCACCTACTGCTTGTGCAGCAAGATCATCTGTATTGATATTTAAAAATGCTGTAGTAGAAGCATATGATGAAGGCATTGATGTATCATCATATGGATTAAAGACATATAAGTCATTAGGTGCAGCAACTTTTAATACACATCCACTAATTTCTCCTCTTACAGTCTCACCAGGAATGAAAGGTGTGGAGTTTGTACGAGCATCAGTTGAAGGATCTTTGATAAGTTCGATTAATTTTGGTGTCATATAATCACTAACTTTTCTACCATCAAAGAATGCATAAAAACGAGTTCTTGGTTTTAATCTTTCAACATTAACCTTAATGTTTCTAGAACGAATCCATGGAATTGCTGTAGATGATATAATACTATCTCCAAGAGATTGTCTATCGATTCTAGGTATAACTCTAGATCTAATACCAGTTCTTCTTTGTCTAGTTACAGTTTCAAGAACTTCCTCTCTGTTAACACGTCTCATACCACGACCATCCCATACATCAGGTCTAGGTGATCTACCAACGTCTTCCTCTAACCATTCTGTGTTTCTAACTTCAGTAGAAGATATAACTCTAGATGTAGTCCACTGATCTCTCCATGCATTCCATTGAACAGGAGCAAAACCATTTTGATCAACACGAAGTTCACTAGCAACAGCAGCGAAGTTTCCTTCTATATTTTGTACCTGTGCAGGTAAACGTTGTGTTTCTATCCAGTCATCAGATGCAGGAGTAAGATCAACACGTCCAATATAAGTGAATACGTTAAATGGGTTGATGTTCTCAACTCTAGAAGCATATGGTTGTTCAATGATTGTTAACTCAGTATATGGTAAAGTTATACAAGGACCTGTCTTAGTATAATTTTGTGATACTGTAGTATTGAGTTGTAGTGGAATATTAGTTGTGTAGTGTGATGGATGACATGTACCACCTGCAAAATCTAATGCAGCAGAGAAATCCTCATGAGAAGTTTGTGATTTACTATGATCGGAAAAGTCGTCTACAATAAATCCATTCTTCAGTCTATCCTTACCATCAGCATCAATAATCTTGGTGTTGAAAGTATCAGACTCAAGCATATTAAGTGAAGTATAATATTCAACTTGATCTAATCTGCGTTCAATACCACCGATATCACGCATGGTATATCGTTTGTTATCAGATCTAGTAATAACTACATCAGATTCTGCATCAAAACCATATGGTTTATGATTTATAGTTGCTAGAAGCATACCATCTTTCAAATCATCAGGTTCTTGAGGTTGTTCAGATGATTTACCTTTAATGATTTGGAACTCACCTGCAGGTGTTAAGAATGCTTTATCTGTTCTAGGTAGATACCAGTCAAAGTCTGCTTTAAAATTACTATCAATCTTTGGAACATCAAAGATAGTAGCGTTAGGTGTACCTGATACATTGAATACTCTAGATTTGAAATCAAATGTAGAGCAGTTAACAAATGCAGGAGATGCAACAGTACCAGTTCCACTATAAAGATTTTTACAACCAGGTCTGAAGTCTAAGTAATCTGCAAGGAACTTAGTACCGAAGAATGGAATATCACCATATGCTGTATTGAGATATGATTGACCACCAAAATAATCACCAGTTGCTGAGTGTGTATAGTAATCAACAATCATTAATATTTTTCTTATTGGTGTTGATGCACCTTTTTTACGAACAATCCTTGACTGATCGTACATGAAGTTTGTTTGTGCAACTTCTAGGAAGTAGTTGTCAGTGATAACTTTTGAACCATCAATAACAGATCCTGCAGAGTCGTTAATAATAGCAGTTAGTGCAGTACCTGCAGTGTCAAATCCATCAATAGTTTCACCTGATTGTAACTTACCACTAACATAAACAAGACTTAATTTTAAAGTACCTGAGCTAAATGCAACTACTTTTGCTCTTGCTTTAGAAGTTCTACCAGTAACAATAGATCCTGTAGCAAAGAAAGTAGGTTCTACCAAAGTTACACTTGGTATTATTGGATCATTATCATCAAGAGATTCATATACAGCATGTAATCTGTAAGCATCTACAAGACCAAGAGATATATCTCTGTCTTGTACTCTAGTTCCATATAAGTTTGAATATAATAAACCAAAGTTTTGTTTATCAAGATTCTCGATTGTCTTATTAACCTTGAGAACAAACATCTGTTGTCCTGCTTTTGTTTTCTTAGTTGTAACGTTTTTAGATATTGTAGCAGTAACTTTTATTGAAGTAATATTTGTTAGGTTTTCAATATTAAGAGTAGACAGTCCTGTTGCACGAGTAGTATAACCAACAGCACTACTATTAGTAGTGTTAATAGTTACCTGATCTCCGACTGGATGAGTAGAGTTTGATCCTGCAAGAACTGTGATCGTATAGTTTGCATCATTGATTGCTTCAAACTGTTCGTTAGCAGGAAGAGTGATTGATACTGAGTTAGAGGCAACTGATCTAGCATCAAATGTTCTTCTAACTTTCATAGATTCGTCAGAAATACTCTTGATGTATTTCTTAGGCATCGCACTCAAAAGATCAGAGTTGAGTATATTATTTAATTTAACACGTTGTCTTAATAATCCAGTATAGTCTCCTGCAGATGGAGCAGCACTTCCTGCACCAGGAGTTACATTAACTGTCTGTGCACCATAGTCAAAGATAGTTGAGTTTTGACTACCAGTCAAACTAGCAGGATTTACTTTATCTACATCAACAAACTTAGTTGGACTAAAGAATATTCTATCACCAGGTCTCAAATCTAAAGCAAAGTTTGATTGATTACCAGTGATTTTTTCATTACCACTTGCTGCATCATATGTAAAGGTTACACCTTGAACTATTACAGTATCATTAAGTACAATATCAGCAGTATACTCTACATTATTTGTATTTTCATCTCTAGATAAAACTTGACGAGTATCACCAAAATCAAATGTATGTACAACTTCGATAGTATCTTTGTTCAATCCATCAACAGTTATCATCTCACCAGTTTGAAATGTACCCTCTACACCGTATACTAATGTATGATCAGCAGAACTCAAAGCATCTACAAGATATCCTCTAGCACCTGATGATGCACCGATTAGTAATGATCCTGCATCTATGGTTTGTGCAGACGCAAACTCAATAGCAGTAAACATCTGAACATCAAATATATTCATTCTATAAGTATCATCTGCATCACCAAAGGTTGTATTATCACCATCAGTTGTATGCTCCATATTTGCAAGTCTTGCAAAACCTATTATGTTACCTGCTTGAGATCCTTGACTTGATGAAAAAGTATCTCTTAGTTCTATAGTTTGATATGCATTACTTATTGTGCCTCCAGTTGCATTAGGGAAACCAAATACATTAGATACAACAACATCATTACCCATTTCAAATGGTATGTTATTATTTTGGATTGACTGTGTATCTCTTGGTTTCATCACGTCAACATAAGTTGGCGATAATGTTTTAATTCTATATCCTCTTACATATGCAGTTCCAGGTCCGAACTCCATTGCGTACATATTTTCTGCAGCAGTATTACCTTGAGCAGTTGTAGATCCAGCTTCATATACACCATTATTGAATCCATCATCTAAGTTTTCTCTAGTTGTAAGAGCAAAATCTCTAACAACATAATCACCAGATTCTTCAAATGTTCTGGTTGCTAATGATCTTTCTAGTTCATCATATGCACTTCTATCAACAAGTTTTTCAACTTTACTATTATTGATTCTTAATAATTCTAGGAAGTCTTTATCAGCATCATCTGTAAGTAGTTTCTTTACTAATCTTGTTGTGATTCTAAATCTATGAGAACCAGGAGCAGCATAGTTAGATGTTCCTGCAGCGTTATCGTTGAGACTAAGGTCATCTTCTGGAGTGATGATCGATTCTTGTATATCAAGTCCGATACGATAGGAGGGGTTACTTCCATACTGATCTAATAGTAGATATTGATATTGTACATCAACAAAGAATCCTCTGATGAAATAAACACCGTCTTGTATGTATGCTACAGAACCTTGTTGTAACGCAGCAGTAGGAAGTAGTTGTGCAAATGGTGATCCAACTTCAATCAAAGTTGTACCAAATGTTATTTCTGTGTCTGTTATTACCTGTTCATTATTAGAGAAAGTTGATTGTGTATTTCCTGTACCACCAGATTCAATATACTTAACATATAATGTGATATAACCTTTCGACGAATCAGAAGCAGATATACTGAATAATACTTTTGCTTTTACACCAGATGTAAGACCTTCAATAATCTTACCATTTAACTGTGAACGATAATTTTCTACGTCAGCACCTAGGAAAGATTCTTGTAACTGGATAGCATCTACATTTAGATCATAACCGATTTGGCCAGGAATGACCATTGCACCATCTTTAAACAAATGCGAACCAACATTCTCAACTTGATTCTGCATGATGCTTTGCATCGTGGTAAGTTCTCTCGCTTGGATTGGGAATCCAGGACGAAATAGCACTCGATAAAAGTTTTTCGTTTTATCAAAGTCGTCGTAATATGGGGTGACGTTTAGATTGGTATTTTGTGCCATTAGAACTCGATTACGATTTTGATGTCTTCTACTTGGTCGTTTGCACGACTGATTGATCTCCTATTATCTATGTACACAACGTTACCAGAGTTTGCAGCAACTTCGGGTTTTGCATACCCATTGTTAAACTTCATACCTAGGTCATATTCTGTGTTGTTAATAGTTCTAGAAGATGAGTTTGGAACAGCAGGAAAGTTTACATCAGGTTGTCCCGCAGCACCAGAGGTTGCACCACTGACTACGTTAGAACCATCAAACTCATTCTGTGTACCTGTAACTTCTGGAAAGATACCGTCAACTGCGTTCTGATAATATTTCAAAACCTTAGTTGTAGCATTCCAAGAAATAACACGACCTCTAGCAGTAACGTTAGTACCACCAACGACTCGTGTTTGTGTAATGATCTCATCAGGAACGTAGTTACCTTGGAATGTAGGAGCGAAGATAACTGCCTTAGCAGCAGAGATCGTCAAGTCAGAGATAAGTTCCGATGTACCAAATTTAAGTGGGTTTGTGATAAGACCTATACGACGATAGTCGTTATCAACAGGGAAGTCACCTGCACCCTCATCATATGAGAGTTTGGCGTTGATCATAACCCTAAATGCACCGATTTCTGTAACAGCATCTGCACCGTGCCCACCAGGAGGAGGCAAGATAACATCAACTTGTCCACCAGTACCAGTACCAATACCAGTGATATTATCAATGGTGATTTTACCGAATGTATATCCAGTACCACCAGAGGTCACTGTGGCAGAGATAACTTTACCACCGTCAACAACGATTGAAACACGACCACCAGTTCCGTCACCGTTGATCGCTACGTTATCGTAAGTACCATTGTTGTACCCAGACCCTGCAGCGTTAATAACAACAGTATCGACTTCACCTGAGACTGCGTTTGTTTGAACAGCAGCGTTGGTGAATACTGGCATGTAGTCGTTCGAGAAAAACTTAAGAACGCTTGCAACTGGAATAGTGTACATGTACTTCCAACGATACCCATCACCAGTAGTAATGATGCTAGTGCTAGTACCAGTAGGCTCGACAGTGCTAGGCTTACCATTTGGATCGGACGGAGATGTTCCATTATAGATGCATTTGTATACTTGATACTGAGAGTTTACGACATAAAAGTCGGAGTCATAAAGTTTAGTCGCACCAGAGGCAGCAGTTTTGGAAGGACTATAATCATGACGGTACATATCATAAGTGAAACCTAATCCACCAGTAGTTTGTTCTGGGGATACCCAGTCAATTCTACGACAAACTTGCACAGTATCAGAAGCAAGTACACGCTTCATCGATACCATGTCGTCATAAGAACCTGAGAACTCAGAGAATGAATCCACCGCTTGAGGGGGTGAGTTTTCATTATCCCACGGTTGTGGTCTACCAATAAACAAATACAAACGATCTCTCGTTGCACCTGCAACTGTGTCAGATTGAGTTGAGTCAGGACCTTCTAATGCTTTAATAAACTTTTTCGCAGAAAAAATTCTAAACTGATCCGTTAATAGGGCTGCCATTGTTAGGTACTATTGTCCTCCTGTTTATTTATCGTAGTTACGAGCGAACAGTTGTAAGATATTCAATGCTCTTGATCCTATAGGTTGCTCCACCGTTACCTACAAGATTCTCGCCACCTAATACTGCTTGTGCTGCAGCATTTGCACCTGTAGTATCTCCACTTGCATTTGTAAATGTTACAGTTGGGTGAAGATTGTAGGTGCCATCTACCGTTTGAGGGATTCCATACCCTCCATTATTAATGGTGATTGATGCAACTTGGTCTCCTGCAGGTGTCATGACTACAGTACCAGTTGCCTGTATATCTCCTGTATTCTCTATTTCTATTGTTGGGACTCCAGTATAGTTTACTCCAGGATTTGCAATAATAAAATCAATCACACTGCTATTTTGAGAAAACTCATATAACAGTCCACCAATACCAATGTTAACATTACTTGTGTTAAATGGAACTATATCTTTGACTTGCAATACACCAGTTTGATTATTCCAAGTAACAACAGTTGCTTGTACTCCAGAAATAGCACCAGTTACAACTTCATTCGTTTGATAGTTTGTAGTCGTACCTGCTGAAATATCTAAGGTAATATTTAGCACTGCAGGGTGTGAAACACCATCAGCAAGTCCACCTGCAGAGGTGACTGTTGCATACTTAAATGGTATATCACCATCCTTAATACTATCACCAACTTGGAATAGAGTTGTGTTAGTACCACCTTGAGTTTCTTCAATACCATAAAGAGAACTGAAGATACCACCATCAAGACTAATCTGATTAGCAAAGTCAGTATTTGTATTAATCAAATCAGGAATACCATCACCTGCTCCTGCATTCTCATCATCATCTTCAAAATCTTTATCTTGTAATGTTGTGATAGGATCTGTTAATGCTGTAATGGTGCTTCCAACTGAATCAATAACAGTATGTGGTAAAACACCTGGACCAGATGATGCAGCAACACCTGCATCAAACTGAACAATAGCATCCTCAGTCGCTGCTCTACCACCATCAATGAATGCTAGTTCATCAACTTCAAATGTAACAAGAAGTTCTCTTGTTGAAGGATCCCAGTCATATACTTTGGCAACTTTGTTATTAGCATTTTCAACACGACGTATAACTCTATCACCAACATTAAATTTATAAAGTGATAATCCAGTAACACCATCATTTTGATTAGCATCCAATATAACTCTTTGATCATAGTTAAAGTTTACACCACGAGTCAGACCACTAAATCTACCTGCTGTTTTGGAGGTGTAAGTTATAGTTTCTCTATTGATTATTATTTGACCAGAACCAGGATATGCATCTGTAGAGTCAACATATATGTTCGTATCATTTGCAGTCACATCCTTAACAAGACCTGTTAAGTATATCGCAGATGAGTTAAATGCCTGTCTTGCTCTAGTTTTACGCTTAAGATTTACAAGTTTTGTAAAGATAACGTTCGGTGGAGAAGTATATCCTTCACCTGGATCAGTGATATTAATACCTGTGATAGCACCCTGTGATATAGTTGCTTCTGCTTTTGCACCTATACCTCCACCACCAGTTATGAGAATAAAAGGTGCTTCTTGATAGAACTCACCTGGATCTACAATATCAACTCTTGTAAGTTTACCTAATGTATCAATTTCAGCAGCACCTTGTGCACCTTGTCCACCACCACCTTCAAAGATGAGTGTTGGAGGAGTTGCATAACTTCTACCTTGATTAAGTAGAGATAGACCAGTAACAGTTTGAACAATAGGAGATCCTACTGCACCTGATCCTTGTCCACCTAATATTTTTGCTTTTGCAGGACCGAAATAGTTATCACCCTTTACAGTCATCTTAACATAAGAGACTGATCCGTTAGGATTTAAAACAACATCACCTGTTGCTAGTGATGGGAATATAGCAGGTTGTGCAGGAACTGTATTACCTTCAAATATAGGTTCGCTATAATACTTTGGACCAATGGCATAAGGATATACAGGATTACCACTACTATCCTCAGTCATAAAGTAAGCATAAGTTCCATTAGGATACTCTGGTGTTACTCCAAACTTACCATTATACTCATCTAAAGTTCCTACACTAGAATCGTAAATATAATCTGATGTGAGGTCTCCAAGAATATAACCATCGTTAACAAGTCTTAGACCAAAACCTGAGGCAATATATCCGAAAAGATATAGGACGCTAGGTGCATCTACAGGAACTGTAAATGTAACCTGTCTGGTTGTTGCTCCATTAAATAAACTCAGATATTGTTGATATGTAACTGTGCTGCCATTGATCTGATATGATATGCCTTGACCCGAATACAAGACTGATTCTAAACCAATAACTACTGGATTATTTGAATGCCAACCATCTGTTTGCGTAGAAATAAGTATATGATTCGACCCTGTATTACTTGCGTCGTCTTGGTTGAATATATACGTTCTTCCTCTTTTCAGATTTAAAAACTCAGGTGATGATCCATTGAATGCAAACTCACCATTAGCAACAGTAACTGTAAAAGTTTCTGTACCTGCAGTGTTTACAATCGGTCTAGCACCTTGTAACTCAGCAGTAGTTCTTAATCTATAACTAGAAGTTTCCCTTGCTGCTGTGCCAGAAGAATTATATCCCCATGGTCCGTATATTGGATATCCATCAAAGGACATCCCAATAATCTTGGAGTGACCATCTGTATGTCTAGAATAATCTAATGTTCCTGCTGCTGCAGTACCATAAAAATCCTCGACATAGTATGTATTCATATTCTCTTCTTCTTCTTCCTCTTCTGTTGAGGTATCAAGAATCATGTAACCCTCATCACCTGTATATCCTGACATATAACGATGAACAGCACAATAGTAATATATTTTCTGTGTTTCATCTGCATTCATTATGAATAACGGTTGCATCTCATTTTCATAATCTGCAGCATGAGCAGCAGAGGAACCTGTACTATTGTAATATAACGTTCCACCATTTAACGTACCATCTTGAGTTGTGGAGAACCGCATAGGATGTGGTGCGTTACCGTGTGAGTTTGAAGGATCTGATTGATCCCATATTATGAGATAGTTTTTCTGAACTTTGACATTTTCTGGAGCAAGGTAGTACTGACCTGGCGTAAAGTTACCAAACTCATGTGCATCAGTACCAAAATCGATATAAAACAAACCATTAGGGAAAGTGACAGGATCACTTGCCACTCGAAACTTAAATCCATTTGAACCTAAACATAAATCGGCAGTCTGGAAAGGTCCTCCAGTTACTTGCCTTAAGTATATTCTAGTTATAACGTTTAAATTATTTCTTACAATCTTTGATATAATACCACGAGCATTTCCTGCCACCTCATCAACTATTCTTCCAACTTCAACATTACCCAAACTCTCGTCTATAGAGTCAACAGGCAACATAATATTATCAAACTCTACCTTTACTTTCCATACAAACTGTTCTTGGAGTCCCCACTGGAATACACCATTTGGTAGTTTAAACTCATCGATTGTTTTACTAGTTTGATAATAATATATTTGGTTATCTATTATTGCATCATATAAATTTGTATTCTTCACATAATCATATTTTACAGTGTCAATCGGTAAGTTTGTAGGTGCATTACCTGCTGTACCCCAATCTGGAGTATGCAATAAACCACCATTTGCTAATATACCTACTGCTTTATTTGGTTGAAATTCTCTAGTTCCTGGATTTGGAACATCTTTACCACCACGAAAAACAAATGTTTGATTGAAAGTTCTATCAAGAACTGTAGTTGATCCTCCTGGTTGATATTCAGTTGGAAATATTTGAGATGGTTTAGGGTGATTATCAGATACTATTGTTAATCTATCAGTCTTTACTGTACCAGATGTAGCAAAGGTTCCTGTTGTTGGTGAGTTAGGATGACCTTGCCATATTCTATTAAAATCAAATGAATCTACTACGTTTGGTGTTTCTTGCTCAGGAATGATCTGCAAACGTAACGGATCGTATCCTCTTCCTCTATTTAAAACTCTAACATGTATTATTTGTCCACCACTATCAATGATTGGATATAACAATGCTTCTACATCAGGTGTGCCACATCCAGTCACAGTAAGTCTAGGAGGATCTGCAGGGTCATAACCTGATCCTCCATTTAAAACTTTTACTGCACGAACACCGAATACCTCATCAAAGATGGGTTCGATACTTGCACCTGTGCCTGGGACAGTCCTTGTCATTTATTATGATACGACGTAAATAGTTCCTTGCATTGCAGCATGGAGTGTACATTGATAATAAAGAGTGTTAGGAGCATCAAAAGGAACAGTCCAATACAAGACTGCAGTTGTACTACCAGATTGTCCTGTTGTATAGGGAGTTCCAGATAAACCCTGTGTGGATTGAATCCTAAATGGATGTCCTCCACCTTCAACCGTGTTATCAAACGCATAGGTGAAACCTCTATGCACATAAAGATCTGGGTCACGGTTTTCTCCTGCAGGAAGACCAGGTCCATTGATCAAGAAGTCATTACTTGCGTTTTCTACAGGTGCACCGATTTCATACCAAAGAATAGGACCAGTAGCAGGAGTTGGAATCCACTCAGATCCTGACCAATATATTCCATCACCTTGTGTTAAACCTGCTGTATTTGTATCAGTCAAAGCAGCAAATGTTGTTGTTAGAGTTCCAGAGAAGTTGACTGTTACTGTATCTCCAACGACTGCAGTAGTAATATTAGTACCACCTGCAATAGTTAGTGTATCTGTTTGACTGTTAGCAGTTGTAGATCCTGTGTCACCTGCAACAGATGCAAATAAGTTGATACTTCCAATACCTGCAGTATCATCAGCAGGTAACCATTTACTGCTAGATGTATTCCACTTTAGAACCTGACCATTAGTAGGAGGTGTTGTAGTTGTATCAATATCTGCTAATAAGTTTACACTAGAATATTCTGTTAATAATTTTGCTTGAGTATTACCTACACCACCTGCAGTAATGTTCATATTTACATATGGATTATCGTCACCACTGACTGTAAAGAAATATCCTCTATAAGTTCCAACTGCAGGTGCACCTCCTAGTGCACTATATTCATTATCATATGTTATTGATGTAGGGAAGAGAATAGTTCCAGTAGCACCATCGAATACTGAAGTAACACCACCTGCAGCAAGAGCGATGTCACCAGTTCCGTTTGTAGCAACTGTTATATTATTATTGTTTGAAGAAACTATAGAATTTCCATTTGTATCTAACGCTCCAGTGAGGTTAGTATAATCTGATGGTAAAAATGTACTACCATTATATCTTAGAACTTGTCCCACAGCAGGGTTATTGGTGCTGACAGTTAATGTCGAACCATTTCCTAATGCTGCATATATTTCGTTAAAGTTGTCATTGACCTTATCGCCTCCGACTCTCAGGGTGTCTCCCGTATTGTCGTTAGCAGCAGATCCCAGACCTATCGTTTGCTTGGCCATTGCTTGCTACAATTTTTAGTTATTTATGGGGTTTCGGGGTCAACTAACTCTTCACCGTATAGTGAAAGGTCAGGAGCAACATAATCATCAGGAACAACAGTGTCAACGCTGATGCCTGGACTTTGATATCCAGAACCAGTTGCACTAAGTTCAACACCTGCAACACCAACTAGTGCACGAATATTTCCATCGAAACCAGAGATGGAGTCTATTCTAACAGTTGGTCTAGTTGTGTATCCAGAACCACCGTTAGTTACTTGAACCTTATCAATGAATCCAGATGTCAAGACCGCAGTTGCAGATGCGTTCTGACCGAAGACAGATCCAAGATAATCAAATGTGATTAGAGAGTTAGAAGATTCAATAACAGCAACTTCTCTGTCTGCAGTCTCACCTTGGATGTCAATAAAGTCACCTGGTTCTACTGGTGGTACAACTTCAGCAGCGTCAACGTCTGCCTCAGAACCAACGTATGAGAAGGCAACAAATGTTGATCCAAATCTAGGAACTTCAGAGAAGATGATTCTAGAACCAACAATCTCAAAACCAACTCCAGGTTCTTGGATAACACCGTTGAGTGAACAAATAATATTGTTCTCAGGTCTTATCACACTAGACTGTACACCTTCAGTCAATGTCAAAGAGTAGAACACATCGTTACGTTTCAAGTTGAATGACTGTCTCAATGAGTCAAACTCGAATGAAATATCATCTAACTGTCTTAGTTTACCAATATAGAATCCAGTAAATGATGCACCTAAATCTGGTGGTTCAGTAAACTGAATCTGGTTGGAGAACGCTGTGTATGCGTTTGTAGCACCTGGTGGTTGTAATATACCATTAATGAATATTAAGAGGTGTCCTGCGGGATCTGGGAGGTAACTAGTACCATTTGTAATGGTGAGTGGGAATGTTGTTGTAACACCATCAAATCCTTTAAAGGATCTCTTGACTCTTGCCTTAAGATCAACTTGTGAGAATATAACAGCACCGTAATCATCAGGTCCTCTAATAGCATCTCTGACACCAAATGATCCTGTAACATCACTTAAGTATAGACGCTTATTAATACCATCAACACGAACGTCTTGTACAAGAGCAGCACCTTGACCTGCAGTTGTAACTATAGTTGCGATAGAAGCATATCCAACGGGGAATGTTGCTGCTAACCCGTAGTCTCCAATCTGATCGCCAATAGAGAATGTTCCTTGATATTCAATCATGTAGACATAGTTGTTAGCAATATCAACATCAGTGATAATACCATATACAGATGAAACTTGGTTACCACTAACAACCTTATAAAGTCTGTTACCAACACTGAAGTTGTTGAGATTACTGATAATATTAATACCAAATCTCTTATAACCTCTTGATGCGATTCTATCACCAACACCGATATCTAAACCTGCATACTTGCTGACTACAATGTATTGTCTAGAAGATTCTGGATATACAACAGCAGTAGTTTCAAATGTTCCAAGTAGAGATTCGGTGTCAACAGTTAATTTACCACCTGTGTTATCTGTAACTGCTGCTTGATTCTTTAAGAATGAAGTAGGTTGTGCAGTTGCACCAGATGTATAACCCTTGAATGGAACGTCAGCAACAAAGTCTCCCTTAAGATCAATAATATGAACACGAGTTTCAATAGCACTAATCTGAGCAGCAGTAGAGTTAGTTGCACCAATCACATTATCTGATATTGCCCAAGGACCTGCTGTAACTTTAACATCAAGATACTTAAAGTTTTCATCTTCAAAGAATCCGTAAACAACACCAGTTACAGATGGTGTACCTTGTTTAGATACAACTTCATTCATTGTGTAAGGACCATCTGTGATGTTACCATCTATTCTGAATCTTGAATAAACTTGAACAACTAAACCTTCGTTCTTTGTTATATTCTCAACTTCAGCGTATGTGTTACTTAATGTACCATATGCGAAGTCAGAGTTATTAACACCACCAGTTATTCCAACAGGTATTGATCTTCCAGTTGTGTAAACTTTAGTTGGAAGTTGAATACCATTTATTGTGTTCAACTGAATGTAAGATGTATCATTCTTAAGTTGATTTCTAATGATTCCTAAAAGATATCTAATCGAAGCAGATATAGAATCCTTAGTATAATCTGCTGCAGCAGTGCTATCATAGAATGAATAGAATCCTGCGTTTGTTGAAGGTGAGGTTAATGATCCATCAAGAGATGCAATCATATATGTTTGAAGAAGATCTAGGATGTAGTTCTTAATATTAAATGATGTATCCGCATAGAATAATTGACCACTTTGTGCTTGATATGGATCAAGATCATTCTTAGTAAGTTTAGCACCCCAAACAACAACACCAGTTGATCCATCACCTGTCCAAACGGTAGAACCAGTTGCACTCTTAATGATAATTTTGTTTCTTAGAGTTGTGAAACCAAAGGAGAATGTAGCAGTAATATAACATCTATACCAACCATTTCCTAGAGGGAATACACCGAATGCATTTGCAGTAATACCACCTTGAGGTGTAAAGACAGTTCCTGATACACCATTTGTGAGGTTAAGATCAAAGAATACATTTTGCTCACCAGATCCACCTGGATCAAGTTGCATTTGGAATCTTATTGATTGTGAACCAGATCCTTTAACAAATGCTGAGAACGTAAATGTTTGAGTTTCTTGTGCACCAACAGCACCAGTATCGAATGATTCATTTGTAGTATCAAATGTAGTTGTACCAGAATCGAATGTTTCAAATGCAGTTAGGTTGAAGTCTCTGTTTATTTCATGTTGATTATTAACACCATTATTAGGAGTTACATCTTCTGCAGTTTGTGAATCATCAGGAGCAAGAGTTGAAACGTTATTAGTGATTGTTACACCAGTTGTAGGTGTCCAGTTAACTGCATATGCTTCTGGATTTGTCCAAAGGTTTGTACCTGCAGTCTGACCAGAAACTGTAGATGTTATTGTTCTAGCATTAGCAAGAGTTCTTGTATTTGCTACTTGAGTATACCATGTATATCCAGATCCTACAGAATCTACAGTTGCAGTCGCACCAGATGTTTTACCTGTTAATGTATTTGTTGCAACCCATGCAGTTCCTGTGAATGTACCAACAACTAAGAAGTTAATATCAGGATTAAATTCTAATACAGTTGCATATCCTCCAACGTTGGATCTAACAACTTCACCAACTTGGAATGCAGTTGCACTTACACTTGAAATAGTGATTTGATATGCAGTTGTATTAGTTCTAATATTTGTAGTCTGTATATCATGAATAGTGTCATCTAATATTCTGTTAACAAAATCATCATAACTCCAAGATCCAGAACCAAACTGAGCAACAGTTTGTGTTTGTATTTCTTGTAAGTAATAGTTTCTATTATAAAGAAGATTTTTACTTGCACTTCTACCACTTGTTCTAGCAGGAGAAAGTATATTTGTAGCAATCTCTATTAATTCTTTCCATCTATTTTTAACAGATGTTGCATCAGTAAGAGTTAGAGAATCACGAACTCCAGTTCTCTGTGTATGTAATGCACTGTACGCACCTGCTGTGCTACCTGTGTCTTCATTAGTTCCATATAGTAAGTTGTCTATTGCTTTTAGACCAATAGTTTCTAGTTGAGTAATACCATAAACTGTTGCTAATAATATCTGTTCTGCTCCTCCAATCTGTAAGTTGTATTGTAATGCAGCAGTTAAGAACTTCTCTATTTCAGCAACAATACTATTATTACCACCAGTTTGTAAATCAGATATTCCACCGAGGATTATATCCTCAAGATTTTGTTGGAATGTTGAAGCACCTAATGCTCCACCTGTAAATGTAAATGCTTGGAACTGTATATTATTCAAGAGATATGTAAACTCTGTCTCCATTAGACCAGTTATCTCTTCTCTAATATACTCTCTATTGAAGTATAATCTATCAGCAGCAGTATTGAAATCAAGAGCAGTAGGAGCAATGAAATCATTTATTATTGTAACAAGATTATCGATAGCAGTCTTGACGTTTGCACATCCACCTGCATCATTAGTAATACCCCAATCACCAACGATAATACCGTCAGTATTGTCATAAGTTAGATCTCCTGTAACTGCTTGTTTAGTATAGAATGCTAATCTTTCATGTGCATATACAGATTGATGAACCTGTAAACGTATATGCTGTAGTTCACCAATATTATTAACATAAAATCTAGCAGCAGTAATAGTTCCATTATTACCACCATCTTCAATATCGTCTGCTATTCCATCTAAGATTAATCCTAAGTCAGTTTTACAACGTATTGTACCATCTGTGGATGTACCGTTAGCATTTCTAGGCATATCAAATGCAAGAGCAGGATAACGCTGTAACATATCAAATGCTGTTTTATCAACAATAACTTTTCTATTTGCACGAATTAAGTTAGCAGCATCACGGAATCTACCACGAGCATCTAAATCTATTTGATTTGTGTATATCTGATCGTTTGTACCGTTATGATAATCAACAGTAAATGGAACTTCAGAGAACGCATTTATTGTACCACCAA